TTTTGGTCGCCATCTTTATATCCTATCTCTAAATTTTTTTTATTGATAACTAAAAACTTAAATGCTGATGGTGGTATGTTGAAAATAGTACAATATATGTATAATTGAACATCGTAAGAATATTTATCTATATCGTACTCCCAATTTTTTATTTTACTTACTGTTGTTTTTATATCAATAATACCTTTTTCTGAGACTATATCTGCTTTACATCTAAAAGGGTAACCACCTATCATTCCTATATTAGGGATTTCAAATTCGCAATTTGTTATACATTTTAAAGCATATTCATTTCTTAAAAAGTGATCTGTAATTCTTTCAGCATATTCTTTCTCCGTTCTTGTATAAACCTCTCCGTATTTTGCTCTAGCTTCTTTGTATGCTTTTGTATTTTTAGAAGATACATTTACAAATATTAATTCTTGAAATTTATGTGGCTCTAATATGCTTAAATGAACAAGTTTACCATCTCTTAAAGGTTGTGATTCAGGATTTCCATATTCTAATATATATTTATATGTTTTAGGACTATCCATTAAAAGTTTTATAGTTGAGCTACTTAGAGCAAGTTTGTTTAGTTCTCCATAGTAGAAATCATCATCTACCATTTTTTTTAACAAGTCTTGCTTGTTGTACTCGTTTCCGTCTAAAAGTTGTATCATTTTTATAATTTTGTTTTATTAGTTTTGTTTCTATATTATTAGTGTATTTGTGCATTTCAGTAAGGCACTTAATGTAATTACCTATTTCTTTTTTTCTACTATCACTTGCTTTTTCAAAAGCAGATGTCATAGCTTCACCTAAATAATTAAAAGATGCCTCGTACTTTTGTTTTGCTTTTATGTCCATTGTTCTAACATCAAAAGTAAACACATACAAATCAGAAACACAATAAATGCAAACTTTAAGGTCTGATAAGTAACCTCATCTTTCTTTGGGTTTCTACCTTGATTACTTCGATACTGTCTTTGTTTTTTCATTTTTATATATTTTATATTACTTTCTTTTTTTACATAGCCTATTTCATAAAAATAGTTGTCATTCAGATATGCTAGATAATTCTTTTTTTTTGATTTCATATCCGAGTTCTGTTAGTATTGATTTATGTTTTTCTATGTACTTTAGTACCTCTTGTTCTTTTTGTATTTTATGCCTACAGTAGGCCATTACTTGATTCTCTATTGGATTGTGATTGTTTTTTGCCATAGTTTTATTTTTTATTGTGGATTAATTTTAATAATTCTTTTTTATTTGATATATGATACTGAGATAAAAATTGATTATTTTTTTTTATTACAACATCATATAATTTAAATTCTTTAGAATAATAAATATGATATGATAAATCCATAGTTTTATTTTTTAGTTCTACTAATATAGTGAAAATAATTAACAATATGCAATAACTATACCTTAAGTACAATACTTGCCATATCCTCTGTGAGTAGATAGACCTTTTTGAGTAGCTTTTTTTTTGTCCATAATGTAGTATCAGGACAGTATAACTCTTTTACTTGTGGCATCTCTAAGTAGTTAATCCAATATAGATACGTTCCTTTAGGGTCAGATACAAAGTAAAGCTTGACGATCTCACTATCCATCTCCATCAGCTTATCATACTTATACTTTTCGAGTAGTTTGTCTTTGTAGTATTTGTTCCTAAACTTCATCTCCATCACGCACTCGTGGCCTTTAGGTGTAAGACCTGATGCGTCATAGTGTTCAAACTTTCCCTCGCTCCATTTAAGATTCCAACCCTCAAACTCGTTCAGAAAATTTACTACAATTCTTTCAAATTTATTTATAGTCTCTATACCCATTCTCGTAGATAGTATTAAGATCACTTATCCAATTATTCCAATGTCTTGGGGTACAAGAGCAGGGTATATAATATGAGTGCATAAAATACTTGCTGTGTAAAGATGCTATAAGCTCTTGTTCCTGTTTATTGATACTACTACTTTTTACAGATTTAAATTCTGTCCAAGAATCGTATTCTTTTTTATTTAGTTTTATCCATTTCTTGTTTGCCATTTCTAGTTATGTTGTTTAAGTATTTTTTTCTGTCATCACATCCACAGTCTTCGTAGCCTAACTTATTTGCTATCCAGGTTGCTATGGTCTTACCTTTACCAAATGTAATGATGTTTATTATATATTCTAATTTGTCTCCTATTTTCATATTAGTTCTTTTAGTTTTGATTTTACTTTTGTATATGTATTGTACAAGCTGTAGTATGATATGTCTGTCTTTCTTGATAGTTCACTTATACTTATGCCTTGTCTCTCAATAATTTCATACACAGTCCTATCATACCAAAATATTTGCTTGAGTGCTTTTTGTATTTTCTCATAAGTCTCAACATAGTTTACATCGTTAGCATCAGATATTTCTAAACCATCAAGCTCAGTGAAAGTATATCTGCGTTTTTTTCTCATCAAATCAACAAAGAGGCCTCTAAGAATCCTGAAGCAGTAGTAGTAATTTATATCATCACCATAGCTAAAATCTACACCTTTTTGTGTATTGCGAATCAACAGAACATACATCTCCTGGACTATATCTTGTACCTCAGTTTCTCTAAGACCTCCGAAAGACCTAGTGATGTCTAACCACTTTGTATGTCTATCGTATGCCTTTTCTACTTGAGTTTTCAAAATGGAAAGTTAAGTTGTTCTATTACTGATTTATTTATTGTTGTTTGTTCTCCAATTTTATAACCTACATTGTTTGGTATGCTTTGTAGTAATAATGGAG